CGCATCGATATCGCCTCCCTCCACCAGTTGGTGCAGGGCTTCCACTACCATCGGCGTGATCGCCGCCGCCTTGCCGTTCAGATGATTCAGTTGCAGGTTCATCAGCTTGATTGCTTGACTTTGAAAGTCGATGTCAGCGTCGGCAACTGATTGAAAGTTTGGTAGCGCTAACGGGAATCGAACCAGCTAACCGCCAGTTCAGTTCAGTACACCTGGGTCTAAGTGTATACAAACACGTCCAATTGGTATCGACCGGATGCTCCAGAACGCGCTACGAAACGCCGACGTCACAGCGCAGTCACAGCGCGGCGGCGCGGGCCAGCGGGGGCAGCCGGCTTCTATTCTGTTTCAAGGGCAACGGGATCGACGCGTAAAATAGGGTTTTTCGGACCGCGAGCGCGGGGAAGTCTGAAACACATCCCGGCTTCGGAGCAAGGGGCCGTTTTGCGTTAGGATGGCACAATGCCAACGGATCGCGATTACTTGGTAGGTAAACGTATTACAACTTCTGCCGGATTCATCAGACCTTGCGGGTGACGCCTGCGATGGAAGCCGGGATTACGGACCATCAATGGCGGATTGAGGAACTTCTGACTGCTTGATAGACTGCCGGGATGACAGATCCAGCAGTTACTGCAATAGTGAAGTTTTTGGTTCAGTTGAAAGCGGAGAATCTTGCTTTACTGAAACATCTCGAGAAGGAGGGATCTGTTCCCCACAATCTGCTGCATTCTGAGATCGCAATGCAACGTCAGAAGTTGGAATCTCTACCTGGCGTTGCCCATCTCCTGCTAATGCACGATCCGAATAATCTTGAATCTGTGTTAGACACTCTATCAACAGTTCGTCCGGGGTGAGACTGAAGTAGTCCATTGCTGCAATTTCTCCTATACTGAAGTTGCGCAGTGGTTTTAAGCGAACGCGGGCGCGTTCGATGAAGACAGGAAAATCCGCCCAGCTTTGGCTATCCGCAGGTGGTGACGCACCGCAAAAGGCCGTTCAAGCTGAGTTTACGCCGTAGGTGTATCGTGCGTCAATTCAAGCATGAAAGGTCAGTATGCACACAGAAACCACTGGCTTAAATCGCGCCAGAGATGCGATACGATTTCAGGATGCCGTTCACGCCGGAACAATCGGACAAGATTGTTCGCGCCCTGAATCCGAAGATTGTGAATCCTTGCCCGGTTTGTGCCCAAGCCGGAACCCGTCAACTACAACCCGATCTGGCTTTGCTGACTCTTGGTGGAGCGGCGCAATCGCCGCCACCACCGCCTACAAGCGTAATGGGTTTAGTAAAAAGAATGCCGCCGCCAGGCACTCCGACGCTACCGCTCCCGTATCCGATAGCCCTGCCGTGTGCTGTTCTGGTTTGCAAGAATTGCGGCCACACAGAGCTTTTCAATATCCACGTTTTGAATTTAGCCAAGGAACTGGGTATTCCTGTTCAGGGGGCACCAATTGGCTGACGCGCCCGTTCCCCCAATTCCGTCTCATCAGGTTATCTCTGTCGCTCAGGGAGGTGGCTTGACCGTGGCACTCGCTCAAACAACCGTTACAGCGTATATCCTTACGGAAGATAAGGTGGACGGGCTCTCATACCTGAACACGGCCAACGCAGTCTATTTAGGGTTGGGGGGAATGTTTTCAGGCGTATTTGCTACCTTGCTCACGACGCTCTACGCTACGACCTTGGCGGACCCCACAGTACACGCAGCCTTCATTATTGGGTCTTTTGCGTTCGGCGTGTTATTCGCGGCGTTTAGCTTGTTGTTCGGGATTGGGACCTACCAAACGGCGCAGAAAATGAAAAAGATAAAACTGTCGAAGGTAACCGGATTAATTACGCCAGTGGCTTAAGCCTCCTTCCCCCACCGCTCGCCGCAGCCTTAGCTGCGATCTGGGACCGTTTCTTTGGCCCGAAGCGAGTCCACCGAGGCGGCCCAGGGCGACAGCGCGTGAGGGTTCTTGGCCGGATCTACCGGAGCATCTTCCCGTGGGTCGGACTTCTCTACTTGCCCCGTGGCTTCCTGGATGATTCGGATTCCGAGTTGGTTCGGGTCGCGGGGGCGTAACAGTCGAGTAAAACCTTGAAATGACACTGTCGGGCGGAACGAGGATCGTGATCTTGCCGTTCACGCCTGGTACCTCGATTTCGGAAATTGAGAACGTGATCTACAGCCACTTTTTCCATGGAACGCACCTTTACGACACTACCTGCATCTTCCAGGAACATCTTTAGCTAAAATTGTCATCAGGCCGCCTGGCTCGACGGGGCGAACGCCGGTTTTCCCTGACCGGTTGGCGGCTACACTACTTCAGGGGATTCGCTGAGGGAGCGATGGACCAAGACGACGACCGCGCCCGTGAGCGTATCTATGCGGTGTTTCCAAGTTGGATTCTCGATGACGATCTCGGCGAACTGAAGAGCGTCCTTGAAGAAGGCGAAACTGAAATCCGGAGCATCGTAATTCAGCTTCTCAGAGACCCCGACGACGGAGCGGGCGGTTCCAATCCAGCGGCGCTGTTGTTCGATGCAGCGGCGAAGATGGGGGAAGCGTTACTTGGCGCAGCCTTGGCGGCGATCAGATACCCATGGGACGAATCCGCTGATGCCATTGACGATGCAGCGGACTCGCTCTGTCAGAATGCAGTCGAATTCACTCTTCGCAAATATCAGTCCCTGGCGTCCGAAGTCTTGCAGTGTGAACCGGCTGTTGACCCTGCGGCGATAGGGAAGATGAGGAAGAGGTACGTTGTTTTGCGCGAGGAATGCAAACAAGAATACCGCGCAAATCGATTAGTCACGTGCCGGGTTTGCCACCGTCATTACAGACCTGCGGAATACAGTGCATGTCCTTCCTGCGAAATTCGCGCCCGTGAGGCTTCGCGTCCAGACAGCCAGACCACGAGTGGCGAGCCATGCATAGACGGAAAACGCATCGGGCCGGGAACCGGGGAATCGAGCGCGATTCTACGCCCTGAACCGGATGAGGCTTTGGAGCGTGAACGGGAGGGTGGACCATCATCCGCGGCAGTTGTCAGCCGCGCGAGGAAATCGGCTGAAGGAGCGAAGCGCGGTCCACAACGCGATTCCGCAAAGGCTGCGCGGGTGGCTGAGATTGTCGCGCAGGTGGGAGCGGGCCAGCGGAAAGCTGTATCGGCTTTCGCTGAGCGAGCGGCATGGCTGCGGGAGCGGCTTGCTGAGCGGGCATGGAACAGAAACGATCCCCTTAAGCACCGAGGACCCGACCCGAAGACGATAGATAAGATTCTGCGAGGTGAAACGGTGAGGGAGGACGTACTGGAGAAGTTGGCGACGTCTCTCTCTCAAAAGGGCAAGGCGGTGGACCTATTGAACATCCCACGCAACTAGTTCTTTGGGGCAATCTGGTAGTTGTGGCAATCTGGTAGCGGCTGAAACGTGCGTTGTGCGAATTTATCTTTCAGATTTTCAACCTGGGTACAATTGGTCCTTAAAAACGAAAAGCCCGGCTTGCGCCGGGGCAGTTCGATTAGGACCTGAACACCCCCATCGTATCGCCCCCGTTGCGCCGGATGCAATTGGGAAAATGTCGGAACCGGAAGAGCAAAAACTTGGCGCAATACGGGTAAACCCAAAGGTGCGCAACTTCATCGATGAGGATGCATCGGCGGCGCATGGCCGGTTCGCCAAGTCCGTACGTCAAAATCCACTCCAGATTTATTCTGCAACGCTCAACTATCTGACTGTGCTCTTCGGCATTCATGCGCACCATCATGTCAGCCTTCTATCCACTCCAGATCAGGTTAGGGACCTTTACTTTCCGTACCTTGCTGGTCTTACGGAGGACGTTTTTTCAGTCGGCAAGTACATGACTGAGAATTGGGTTACACCGCTGGATCAAAGTCGTTTGTTGCGCGATTTACGTGGCGCTCTCAGCGGCGCCGCGTCTGATTGGAAGGCGGCCGCCTTCAAGTTTGTGCGCGAAGCGGAGAGCGCTCAGGAAGCCGGTAGTCAAACAGACGGGCGTGTGCCTGACGTAGAACCACACTTCTCCGCGCGTGCGTCGTGGCTGAAGGACCGGCTTCGTGAACGCGCTTGGAATGCATCCGATCCACACCGCCAGCGAGGGCCGGACCGGAAGACCATTCAAAAGATTCTTCGAGGCGAATCCGTACGTGTCGACGTTTTGGAGAAGTTAGCAAACGCCCTGTCGATGAAGTTTGCGAAAGTGGACCTTCTCGACATCCCTCAAAACTAAAGGCGCATTTGTCCGTTTCTGTTACAACCGGGTCTGCTAATCTGAACGCAGCGTCCGCCCGTCTTCCGCCGTTTATGAAACCGCACGAAAACCGGGAACCACCCGGTGGACGAGGCATTCTTCCCGGTAAATTTGGAACACCACAGCCTGACCAGGAGCGGACGCTTCAATTAACGGAACTTCACAGGACGCGAAGCTGATGCAGACGGTGCTCCAACTACTGGATCACATCCCCAGTGACAACCTGCCATACCCCCATTCCGCTTTCGTTGCCGAGATGGAAGCAATTCGTGCCAGGCATATCGTCAAGATGCGCGAAGCCATACCGGCGCATGAATTACCGCCTCTGGGCTATCCGTCAACCCGCTCGTTCGTGATTGCGCATGACGGGGTAATCCAGATGGCAGAGGAGTTGCTTGCTCGGATTTTGCAGAGCCTCCGACCACACAATGCTGGTATCTACGAGAAACTGGCCGCTCAGACCGCGAAGCGGGTGCGGGAGTTCGCCCATGATGTCCTGAGCACGTTCGTTCCGTTTCTTAGGGCGGAAGACGACGATTGGGACTGCTTTCGTCAGGAGTTGGATGCAACTCTGCATAACCTCGTACAGAAGGCGATCACCGTCGCGTGGATTGCGCACGAAGCCTCTTATTCGGAGTCTGCTCGTGAGAAGGCTCGGTCGGAAGCACTTCCGGGACCGACCGGCATTGTCGGTACTGCGGATGGGGGACCTGATATTACTGGACATCTCGATCCAACCGACGAGGTGAACTGCGGTGATGCCCCAGACGGACGTGCGGCTGACGTTGGCCCACCCTTCCCCGCACGTGCCTCGTGGCTGCGGGATCGGCTACTTGAACGTGGGTGGGGCAATTCCGACCCGTCAGAGTACGAAGGGCCGGACCGGAAGACGGTTCAGAAACTTCTTCGGGGCGAGGCCGTCAGAAACGATGTTCTCCAGAAGCTGGCGGATGCGCTATCGCAAAGGCATGCGAAAGTGAACGTGCTCGACATCCCTCAAAACTGACCCCGCCGAGTTTTCCCAAAGTTTCCCAATCATTCCCTGGGAAAATCCCGGACTTTCCCAGCCTTCGTAAACAAGACTGAGTATGTCTCATCCAGGGACAACACAGGACAACAAATGGGAGCACTTCACAACGCACTCGAAGACCTGCTCGATGAGCATGATCTTGCCCGGATCACCAAGCGAAGCCTGGCGTCGATCCGACGTGACAGGCTCTTGAGGAAGAACTGCCCCTTCATCAAAATCGGGACTTCCGTCAGGTATATGAGAACAGACGTTGAAGACTGGTTGCGGTCTTTGCCGAGGCGCGGCGGGCACCCGGAGGTGACCGCCTCCAAAAGTTTGAGCGCATGACGCCGTTCGACTTTCTCAATCTCCTCTGGCAGTTCAAGCCGGAGGAGTTGTACGTCCTGATCTGGACGCTGCCCGATAAGCGCTCTTACTGGTACCGCGACGTCGCCGTTGCTGCGGAGTTCGTGCTCAAGGTGCGCGGACTGGACGTGTACGTTGGGGTGGGTCTGTCGAACGCCGACCGGGGGGCCGGGCACCGCTGCACGTCGGACGAGGTCGTCGGCCTCATTGGATTTTGGGCTGACTTTGATATTCATTCGGACGCGCACAACCAGAAGGCGCTCCCGACGACGATCACGGACGCGCTCTCCGTGATCCCGGAACATATGCCGCCCACCTTAGTGATCGCGACCGGCAACGGTGCGCACGCCTGGTGGCTTTTCAAAGAGCCGTACATCTTCGACGATGCCGAGGACCGGAAGGATACCGCGACGCTCGGGTCCCGGTGGCAGACTCTGCTCCGCCTGCGCGCGTCGCAGCGCGGCTGGGTCTTCGAACGGTTATCGGATTTGGCGCGCGTGTTGCGGATTCCCGGCACGGTGAACCTCAAGGACCCGAGCAATCCGAAGGAGGTCACCCTCCACACCGCGACAGACCGCCGATACAACCTTTCCGATTTCGAGGAATATCTGGACGACGCCGCGATCCCCGATCCGGAAGCGGAGGAGCAGGCGACGCGTGAATGGGCCGAACGATTCGCGGACAAGCCGCTGGTCATCAACCTCGACGCGCGCATCCCGCAGGAGGTGCTCGACGGCTGGATGGCCGCAGACCTGCGGTTCAGGAACACCTGGCTGCGCCAGCGACACGACCTGAAGGACCAGAGCCAGAGCGGGTATGATATGGCGCTCGCGGCTTTTGGTGCCAAGGCTGGTCTGACCGAGCAGCAGATTGTTGACCTGATCGTCCACCACCGCAGCCTGTACGCCAGGTCACAACGCACACGCATCGACTACTTCCAAAGGACCATCGCCAAGGCCTTCCGGCCCAGTTTGGGCAAGGACGTACCCCTGGTGCTGCCCGGCGCGCCGCTGTTTGCCACCGCCACCGGTTCTGCTGCGCCGGAAGGCCTGCCTGTTGCGCCGGGGGCAGGAGGGTCGACCGACAAGGCCATCCTCGATCCGACCGTCGCCAAGGCGCTCCTGTGCGAACGGATCTCAGCCGTTCTGGGCGTCCGGATCTGTCGCCTCGTGAAGTTCGCCGGGAAGGAGCCCACCTACCACATGGAATTGGAAGAGAGCAAAGCTGAGTTTCTCAGTGTGGGGAAGCTCATGTTGCAGAGTGCCGTGCGGGAGCAGATAGCCGGATTGACGGGAAAGATCATCAGGAAGTTCAAGGGCAAGGATTGGGACCAACTGGCGCAGGCCATGCTCGACGCCTGCGTCATCGAAGAGGGCGGAGAGGAGAACGAGTGGGAAGGCGCGGCGAGTATGTACGTGGCCCACTACTTGTCGGAAACCGGCTTCATCGACACGCTCGAAGGACAGCAGGTCCAGAACCAGCGCAAGCCGATTGTGTTGGACGGCAAGGTCGCCATCTGCGCCAGCGATTTGCAGATGTATGTCAACAAAACTATGCTCCAGATCCTCTCGGTCAAGGCGGTCGCGTCGATGCTCGGGGCACTCGGCGGCAAGAGCATTCGCGTTCGCGGCCAGAAGTTCAAAGAACAGGGCCGGTGGGTGCTGCCGCTGGATAAGTTCGATCCCGCTGAATACTCGCAGCGCACGACGGAGGAGCACACCGGGTGACGCCATCTGAGGAGCAGGCCACAGGAACGCTTGAGGAGATCGGGCAGCGCGATCACAGTGTTACAGCGGAGTACCGCATCTTCGGTGCTCCGGGGTGCGGCAAGACCACGAACATCACTCGCCAGATTAAGCGCGCAGTGGAGAAGCACGGTGCCGATGCGGTGCTGGTGACGAGCTACTCGCGCGCAGCGGCGACGGAACTGGCTGGCCGTGGCCTTCCCATCTCCGAGGACCGGATCGGAACGCTGCACTCGCACTGCTACCACGTGCTCGGCAGACCGGTAATCGCGGAGGCGTGCGTAGATGAGTGGAACCGAGGCAACCCGCACCTGGCGATCACGCCCGCCAAGAGGCAGGTCGGGCTCGACGGCGAGGGTGCCGGAGCCGAAGACGACACCGAACTGGCAAAGGGCGGCGATAAGATGCTCCGGGAGTTCAGCCGCATGCGTGGCCTGATGATCCCGCAGAACCGTTGGCCTATCGTGCTGAGCCAGTTCAAAGAGAAGTGGACGGAGTACAAACGGGCACTTGGTCTGCTCGACTTCACCGACCTGATCGAGACGTGCTACCGGGACGTCTATGCCGCGCCCAGGCATCCGGCGGTTATCTTCGCGGACGAGGCACAGGACCTCAACCGGATGCAGTTGACGCTCATCCGAAAATGGGGCGAGTGCGCGAACTACTTCATACTTGCGGGTGACGACGACCAGACCATCTTTTCGTTCACGGGCGCCTCTCCGGACGCCATCCTCGACCCGGACATTCCAGAGGACCACAAGATCATCCTCAAACAGTCCCATCGGGTTCCGCGCGCCGTCCACCAACTCGCCAACGATCTGATCCATCGGGTCACCAGACGCCAGGAGAAGGTCTACCTGCCGCGACCGGAGGACGGTATGGTGCAGAGGCTATCGCGTGGTACCCACAAGTCGCCGGAGTATTTCATTCTCAAGAGCGCCATAAAGCATCTGGAGCAGGGTAAGACGGTAATGTTCCTCGCGTCCTGCTCATATATGCTCCACCCGCTGGTCGCGATTCTACGCAAGAACGGCATCCCCTTCCACAACCCGTACCGCAAGACGAATGGCTTCTGGAACCCGCTGCGGATCGGCAAGAAGAGTTCGAGCGCCAACCGCATCCTCTCTCTGCTGGTGGCACACCCGGAGTTTGGTGATGGCCATCGGGCGTGGACGAAGCGCGACTTGGCGCTGTGGGTCGAATGGCTGGGTTCGAAGGGCATCCTGAAGGACGGCGCGAAAGAGATAATCCAGACGCGGGACGGCTCCGACCCGGTGAGCGCGGAGCATCTGCACGCGATCTTCGAAACGGGGGCATTCGAATCCCTGATGGCGGCACGGGATGGCGGCAACCGCGCGCTGCTCGACTGGTGGCGAACCCGCGTCAGCGCTGACGTTCGCAAGCGCGTCCAGTTTGCGGCTGAAATTGCCGACAGTCGCGGGCCGCAGGCGCTGCTGGACACGCCCAAGGTAGTGGTCGGGACCATCCACTCTGTTAAGGGTGGCCAGGCCGATGTGGTCTACCTCTTCCCTGATCTCAGCCGGGCCGGGGACGCTCAATACAACCGGGGTGGGGCGGCGCGCGATTCCGTCATCAGAGTCTTCTATGTCGGGCTAACCAGAGCACGCGAGACGCTTTACATCTGCCAGCGAGAGACCGGCATGGCGGTGACGATATGAGCAGTAGAATGTCGATCCCCGAAATCGCTAACCGGCTCTCCGTCGGCCGGCTCGCGGTCTACACGATGCTGGAGCGGGGCATCATTCCTGCCATCCGCCTCGGCCGAAGGTGGATCGTCACCCGGCACGCCTTCGAAAACTGGGAGCGCACCTGCGGGGTGCCGACTGGACTTCCACGGAGAACCGAGCATAAGGTGACGTGACGTCTATGCCCGTCTACAAACGCAAGTACCGGTCGGGGAAGCTGGTGTGGTATTACCAATTCGCCCCATCGGGATCGACACGTCGGGATCAGAACCTGATCACCGAATCTGGATTCGCAACCAAACAGGCTGCGACCGCCGCCGAGGCGGTGCGCCGCACCGAGGAGCAGAAGAAGTTTGAGATGGCGAAGGCCGGTGCCGCCGGTGTCGCTGCGGTGCTGCCGACGACCCTGGCGATGCTCCTCGAAGAATTCCTCCGGCAACACGCCGAGGAGAAGCTGGCACCCAAGACCGTCGAGCGCTATCGCGAGGAGGCTGCGTGCCTTGCACCTGAACTGCGCGCGATGTCATTGGCCGAGATCCGGCCGATGCACCTCAACCGCGAGTGGACGCGGTTGCTGACGTGCGGCGGCCACATGCGCAAGACCAAGACGCCGCGCCCGATGAAGGCAAAAACTGTCAGGAACATCGCCGGCCTGGTCTCCTCTGCTTTCGGGCGCGCGATCAAGTGGGGGCTGGTCACCGCGAATCCGGTGACCAACAGCGAACCCCCAGTGCCGAAGAAGCACCGAGGGATCGCGCTCACTCCGGCACAGCAAACCTTGGTTCTGGGAACGGCGTCCGGCCCATGGTGCCTTCCGGTGTTCCTGGAGATGGCGGCTGCCACTGGCTGCCGCCGAGGCGAGTTGCTGGCCCTCCGATGGACGGACATCCGGGACGGTCGCGCCACCATCGAGCGTTCGCTCACCCAGACCAAGGACGTGCTGGAGTTCAAATCGACGAAGACCGAAGACCCCCGCGTGGTCGCCCTTCCGGCGTCCGCGATGGTCGCGCTCGAAAAGCACCGCGTGCGCCAGGATGAATTCCGGGCGCAGTTCGGCGTTGATTACCAAGCCGACGACTTGATCTTCGCCAATCCGGATGGATCACCACTGAAGCCGGATTCGATTTCGGCGACAGTATCGCTGCTATTCCGAAAGCTGAAGCTGCCGAAAGGTGCATCCCTCCACTCGCTGCGCCACACGCACACGTCGCACCTCCTGGCCGATGGAGTCCCACTGGTGGTCGTCTCCGCGCGCCTGGGCCATTCCTCGATCCGCACCACGGCGGAAATCTACGCACACATGATCCACGGACAGGACGACGAAGCGGCGCGGCGGTGGGATGAGTTCCAGACGCGGAACGCACCGACGATCACGCCTGGAAAACAGGTACAGTGATTTCCAAGGTCGAACTGATCGGCGCACTCCCGGATGAGGCCGTCGCATACGGGGCGGAAGGGCGGCAACGTCAACTAAAAGCGGCAAATCCGGCCCGCGATCCGATTACTTACAAGAACATCGCGGCGATGCAGAAGAACGTAAGCGCGGAAGGCCAAAGGAAAGCCCGGTAATAATCTTTCCTACCCAACTTATCACGTGTCCTAGTTGACGCTTTGGATGGAATTATGAGATGATTCGGGTTAAATGGTTGACCGGAGCAGGATTGATGCTGAGCGCGCAGCCACAAAGAGCCTGATGGAGCTATATGACCAAGCGGAAAAGTGCCAGCAATTGCATGAAGCCGCTGGCATGTCAGTTCCAGAACCAGTTAAAAGGTTTCTTGGAGTGAGCGAACAAAGTACGAAACCAGGTGCATCCAGCGATGTGGCATCAGTAGCACCTCCCGTATATAATCCTCCTCCAGAGGCAGCTAGAGACTGGATCTCGATTGAGGCAGGCGAAGCAAGCGTTTCCTCAGTGGCGCTCGCGATCCTAAGACGATCTGGAATAATGAGGCCCCGTGATTTAAATGAATCCGTGTTAAACATCCTGCCTAACGCCACAGCTGGCAGTGTGGCCAATATGGGAACGCGACTACAGGGTACGGCTATCGACAGAACGGGGGAAGGATGGAAGCTTCTGGATAAAGGGGTAGCTGGAGTTATCACTGATGATCGCCTATGGGGGCCTGTTTCGGCATTCAGCATACAAGACCTCGCGGCCCACCGTAGAGAATCTATACTGCACATTCTAAAGGGATATCCAACGGGGCTTCAAACGGTTCAAATCGTCGAGCAACTAAAAAAATGCTCATGGGTCCAAGCTCCCGTTAACAAAGATCTATTAAAAGCGGACATGGAGGTTCTTCAGGAAAAGGGAAAAGTGAGACATCGCGGCAATTCCAAAAAGTGGGAGGTAGTGAGAGAAGAAAAAACCTAAGTCACAGAAAGCAAAAGGGCCGTCTCACCGGCCCCACGCTTCACTTCTCAATTCGAGCGCCGACTATGAATCAAACGCTACATCTGTATCTTAACCCAACTCGCGGTCCGCCATCAATTCAAAAAGTTCGAATCCTCCAGGATTCAGGAACAGGAGCGTGCCCCTTAGCGGGAGGCGCGCTCCTGTATGGCCCCGTGGTGGGGACCAGTGTTCCAGACCCAGGTTACACCACGCGGGCTTCCTCGGCAAGTCACCCCAGATAAACCCTTGAAGGAGGTGCTCTATGAGCAAACCGATAAAGCCTGCGCCGCCGGGCTGGAGGTGGGTTTTCGTGACCCGCTTCTGGCACGCCCGCGCCAAGAAGTATCTCTTCGCTGCCGATTACGGTCACGAATGCTGGTGCTTCCTGGTGCGCGCCCGGTAGCGACATACCAACAAGTAAAGCGGAGTAGTTAAACCCGAGGCCCATTCTGGAAATGGGCCTCATTGGGAACGCAGGCAGCGGTTGCGCTGACTCACGCCGGGACTGTCCTGGATGCTGGCGATTCCACGTGTCGGGTTGCACCGGGTTGAAATCTCGTGTTTTGCGACGATGTAGTGGGCGTGCCCGACAGGCATCTCGCCCCTTCCCCCACTCAGCAATTCGTCGAAACGATCATCCCGGCCGGAAGTTGAACCGCGCGGGCGCGTAGCCCGGCGTCTATTATGACCAAGGTGCCGTCCGACTGGCCTTTATAGAAACGTCGCGCGGCCAACCTGCTTCGGGAGCGGCAACGGCCAACTGAACAGGCAGAGGTGGTCGAAGGCCCAGAAGCAAACGAGGGGAGTGGACTGGTTCAACGCTTGAAGGAACTCGCTCGTCCACGGGCAGCCGCCGTTGAACCACGGCACCAGGTATGCGGTCGCGGAGACCGGCCAACTGCCGGGCGTGGTGACCGGGAACGCAATCGCCGCCTGCGCGTTCGTGAAGTTGCGGTACGTCGCTCCCCACGACAGCGCCTCCATCTTCAGACGGTCGAGACCCGAGCCTGTCTGCGCCAGATACTGCGACGGCAGATTGACGGCGCGGTTGAGCCGCCCACCCTGCGGGTAGGGGACATCCGGCGTGTAGTAGCAGGTCGAGAAGTTTACGTCGAACGGCCAGAGCAGTTCGAACTTCGCGCCGGAGTAAGCCGCCAGGACCGTCGTCCGGATTGCATCGATGTGGCTCTTGATCAGACCGGCGAGGAAGTTCGTATCCGCCGATCCGTTGACGGTCGGATCGTCATCCTGCGTGTAGAACGCGGCGAGCGATCGGCCCAGCGCGGTTTGCGCCGCCTGCGCGGTATATGCGTCATAGTAGGCCATCCCGCCGCCGCTGCACGTTCCTGTGCCGCCGACGTAATTTCCGTTCCCGCTTGTGCCATTGAGCGTAAAGTGGGTGGTGTCGGTGACAGCAATCGTCTGGTCTCCGTTCGCCGCAGTGTTGCCTTTGACACCGGCGAGGATCGCGCGCTGGCCGGTGGACAAGTTGTGCGGGGCAACCGTGCCAATCGAAATCGGCGAGGTCCAACTCGCGTATCCCACCGCGAGGTTCTGGACCACGCTGAAATACCACCACAGCACCTCACCGAACTGAAGCCACGCCGTGAGGCCGGCGGCGATCATGACTCCCGCCGCCTGCTTGTAACAAGCCGCGAGGTAGGGCGTCACGGTGGACGGATTGAACGTGCATTGCGTGGTCTGAAGATCGATGAACGTCGCGTCGCCCACGCTCGGCGTGTAGCCGCCCGAAACCAGTGTCGTGAGTTGATAGTGGTTCGCATCGGTGATGGTGATCGCCCAGACGCCAGATTGCGTTGAGCCAGCAACGTGGACGGTGTTCCCGGTGATGTAGCCGTGCCCGGTTTGCTGGATCGTGATCGGGCTGGACCCGCTGACTGCCTCGACGAAACCCGCGCCCCAACTTCCGAAGCCGGTATCGGTCAGGACCTGGTTGCCGTTGGCGAATCGCTGCGCCCACGCGCCCGCCGCAGTGTTGGCATCCGGCGGCGCGAGCAACTCCTGCGAGAACGAAACGGTCATCGTCTGGCCCGCCGCATGCACCTGCGCGCAGAAGTCGGTCAGATAGTCCGTGAACGCCCGATTGAGCGGCTGGGTCTGCGATGCGTCCACCTGCCAGACGCCCTCGTTGCCCGCTGCGATGTCGCCGCTGGCGGTGATCGAGCCGGTGGATGGATTCGCGCCCGCCGCGCCCGTGCCCGCCGCATAGCTCGAAGAGAACGTGAAGCCGCTGACCGGACTCAGGCAGGTAACAGTGAACTGGCCAGCAGTACCAGTTGGCGCTGCACAAACGCCGATGAACAGCGTGTTGATCGCGTTGATGAAGCGTTGCGCGAGAGTGGACACGGTGTCGTTCGGATATACTGCCGCCCCGAAGGACGTGCCGCCTACCGTCAAAAAGATCGCGTCGCCATCGCCAAACAGAGACCCGAGGTTGAATCCGCTCGACCCCGCCGAGATCGTGACGGTGGCCTGATGGAAACTGCCGCCCGAACGAACCCGCTTCAACGCGAAGAAGACGCCGGAGTAGAAGTCGATGTCGCCCGCGAATCCGGCCTTGCTCAGAATCCAGAAGGCGCGCGCGGGCGCGATGGCGTAGGTCTGTGCGGTGTCGAAATCGCAGGCGCAGTTCACGTTCGAATAGGTCGTAGCGGGCGACTGCACGTCCGACAGGACCGCAGCCTGCAAATAGTCGAAGATGCAAGTTGTGCCGGTGGAGAGCGGGTTGTGAGTGCTCGATACCGCGAGGACCACTACGTGCGTACCGGGCGCGACACTCGACGCTATGAGGCGGCGGGTTTGAATCGGTGAGCCGGTGTCAGCGTAGGTTTCCACCGTCGGCTGCGCCCCGCCGTCAAGCGTAGCGGTCAGTTCGCCGCCCGCGGAAGTGAGCGACGTGCCGACGTAGAGGTTGTGCGTGTACTGGCACGAGTAGGTGACCGTCACGTGGTCGGTCGGGTTGGCGGATTGCCGAGCGAAGCCCCCGAGGTAGAAGCCTGCCTGCTGGCTCCAGCCCGTGCCTGTGAAGCTCGCCCAGAAGTCGCGGCTGCCGACCGTCACACTTCCCGGCCCCGCAATCTTCAATGGCAGGACACTGCTGGGATCGGACAGGGTCCAGTTGGTGAAGACCGCGCTCCACGTACCCGGCTGATAGGCGACCAGCGTGGGATTGACGGACCCGGAATCGTAGTTCAACGCGGGCGCGAAGGTGAGCCATGCCTGGCGCACCGAGTCGATTCCGTTTACCGTGAAATCGATGTGGAAATGGACGGAGGACGGGTCAGCGCCGCCGGTGAGCTTGGATGCCCCGGCTGGCGTCAGATACGTGGTGGACGTCTTGTGCATTTCCAGCAACTCGATGGAGTTGCCGTCGCGTCCGCCGCCGGGCGCGAGGTAATTGACGCCGGTTTGCGTGCCAGCCGACGTGGTCAGGGTAAGCGATGTTGGCGACACCACCGAGGCGATGACATATGGTGCCCCGTTGATGATGATCGGGTCGCCGGGCTGCGATCCCAGGTAGTTCTGACCGGAGGCGAACGATACCGACGTGCCCGAGGTGTTAACGGTCCCGTACCGCGCGGCGTACACGGTGAAGCTTGCGCCGCTCACTGTCGCCATGAGCGCGGTCGTCGGCCCTATCGAGTTCCAGTTCGTCCCGTTGATGTACGAGGCCATCACCCCTGCGATGTATTGCGGAGGATTGGTTGCCAGCCACATTTGCGCGGAGCCGTTGCCATCGGACGCTCCGACAGTGACGAGCGCGCCTGTGTTCGCTCTTACGGTCAGCGTCACGCTGTTGCTCGACGCCGAAGCGTAGCAGTTGGGATTTGCGGACGCGGCGGCAGCCAGGCCGGAAGCGATGGCTGCCCCGGACGATCCACCGGACGTGGCTTCCGTGAAGCTGTATGCGCTCGATCCGATGGTGAGTGTGTGGGTTCCCGCCGGATGCCCGCCGTAGAACGAAAAGGTAACCGGGTTCGGGTTGCCCGGCACGATGAAGTCGTAAACCACGTTGCTCAGATAGACGAGCTCGATCCGGTCGTATCCCACTGGCGAACCATTAACTGTGAACGTCGCGGAGGCGGACGCCATACCGGTCGCTGATGTCGCCATGGGCTGCAACGAGATGGTACCCGGCGATTCGGCTTTCGTGATGTAACTGATCGCGCCCCACGGAACCGACTGGTACTTGCGGCTGACGGGATTCTGCGCGCTGGTGATCGCGAGATCGAAATCGAGCGTGACGCCGGTGAGCGAGAAGTCGGGAAGATACCTCGTGGTGAACAGGTGTCCGAACTGATCGTCGGCATCGAACAGCACGAGGACGGCGAAGTCAGCCTGATCGCTGAAGACACCGCTCACCGTGAAGCCCGAGGCCGAGGCGTTGTTGAGCGACGCGGCGCATCCGCGGCGGTCGAAGCCACGCAGGTAAAGCGTCCGGTGAGGCTCCAGTTTGTGGATGGCTTCCGTGGGCACGGGTCCTATGACAGCGCGAGAGTGAGGTCCGACCCGGGGAAGGTCGTGCCGACTGCGGTGACATTGATGATGACCGGCGTCTCGGCACCAATCGCTGGCGTGCCGGTAGCGGACCCGGTCGTGGAGCCTGCCGTGATCGTCACGGTGAACAGCAGTGTGCCTCCCGCATAGACCTGGATGACGAGGTTCGCGCCGACGGGCGCCTGCTTCACCATGCACGTAACGCCGTTCTGCAACGAGACGGGGGAAGTGTAGAACGCCGCCGGTCCGAGATTGCTCCCGATGGCGAGGGTGCCCGGAATCGAGATCTTCATCGCGCCCGACGGTGAGCCGACCACGCCATAGATCCAGTCCTCGCGGAAAGGCTGGTCGCCGTCCGGGGATTCGTTGCCGTTCACATCCACGGTGAACCCGGCAATCAACATGGCCTGCTCGATGAAGTTGGCGGTCGGCACCGAGAGGCTAACCGGGGTCAGCGGGTTCGCGTTGTCGATGCTGGACGAATCCGCAGTGAAGGCCCATGCGGGCGCTTCGACGATCCAGATCGACGTGTCGTCCATAGTCAGTGGCGGCTGGAAGGTTAGCTGAGTCGATGTGTTCGCCGTGATCGTGCTGGGTGTTTGGCCGCGACCGGTACCGGCGATCACGCGAATGAGATTCCCCACCTCCACGCCGGGCGTCATGCCGCTGTAGCTGTAGGTGACGTTCTGATAACCGGGGTCGGTGATCTGGGTGACCGAGGCCGGTGTGCCCGAAAGGCCCAACGCTTTGTTGCGAACGACCACGGCGTCGCCCACGTTCACGATCCCGGTCGGGTCCCGATCCAGCGTGAGCGTTCCGGTTGACGGCACGTGCGCAGTGATGTTGAAGCTGGCGAATGGCGTGCTTCCGTCTGGCCTGCCGATCAGGGAGAGTTTTCTTCCGGTGAAGTTGTACGGAGTGGACGAAGTATCGATCAGTTCGTCAGAGACGAGCGTGTTGGTCGAGACGGTGGTGACCGCGATGCCCGCCACGCCAGCGTGAATCAGCAGCTTGGCCTTGATGCGAACCTTCCCGACATAGGGCGATGGCAGCGCCCACGTCGAACGCAGCACCGGGCCGCCGAACGTGATCGACCCGGGCGTGTAGGTATCGCCCGTACCAGCGGACAATGTGCCGGTTGCCTGAGCGCAGATCAGGTCGGGCTGCGTTCCGACGAACAGCACGTAAGAAGCGAGGCCCGCGACTGCTGGCCACGTGATGTCGTCGAGCGTAAACGTGCCGCCCGACGCCGTCCCGGTTCCGATGAAAGCGATGTTGGATGGAACGGATGGAACACCGTTCGAATCGATTGCGCACAGACCAGCCCAAAGGGTGATGTCGGCCGGCAGCGATCCGCCCGTCGTGCTCTGCGAAATCGATCCGATGCCCGGCGCTCCGGCTCCCGTGGCGCTGAACTCGTTCACCGGAAGCTTGCCGGTCAGGATCAGGCTGGCAAGCGCGCTGCCGTCGGCGAGGGTGGTGTATTCCTGATCGGAATCGAACGTCCACTCGCCGGGGAACAGCGCATCGCTCGAAGACGCCTGCACCTGGTACGGTGCCCAGACCGGCCCGAGCGGAATCTGATAGAAGAGCGCGGGCATGGGCGCAGGCACCACGTCCATCGGCTTCGGTCCGACATCGAGGTCGTACATGGAAGCCGTGACGGTCTGGGCTTCGATCTGCACCGACCAGTCCTTCTTCAGGCTCCAGCGCTGGACGCGGAAGCACATCGTGATGACCTGGAAATGTAGACCGCTTCCGCTTGGCGGTGCCGGAGATGTGGTTATTGCGGAGCCGTCGCTGGCGACGGCGGTGATCGTTACCTGGGAGCCGCCGATCAGGATTACCTTGTTGACCAGTTCAGAGTCTCCGGTCGCGGTTCCTGCATAGGTCCACGGATCGCCGCTCACCCATGTGGCCGTGCTGCCTGACACGTTGCAAGTCCCGTGGACGCCGGGAATCTCTGGGTGCGTCATCGACACTACCTGCCCGACCTCGTTGCCAAGGCCCAGCAAGGTGGTCTGCCACGCCGCCGTTCTCGCGTCGCGCCACTCCGCAGGAGTTACTCCGCCGACCTCTTCGCGCGTGCGTGTGGCCGCGATACGAAGGGCCTGGCTCAGAGTCGAGCATCCCGCCGAGTGCATCTGGGTCGTGAGCGGAGATCCGGCGCGCCCGTAGTAGGCTGCGTGGCTCTTGTCGCAGTATTCAGCCGTGTTCGCCTGGTACTGATAAGCGACGTCAGCAAACGAAAGCACGAGGTGCTCGAAGCCAGACTGAATCAGCGTAAGGCGCAGGCTTTGAAACAGAGAGTTGGCGAGCGTGTAGGCATCCGCCGCGCTGGCGTTGATCCGGCAGCCGAGCTTCAGCTTCCCGAACTCCCAGGTGTAGAAGCCGAGGCAGCAGTTGAGCACTTCAGTGAGCCAGTCGCGGAACGGTTTCTGGCTGCTGAGGATTCCCTGAAACTGGAACTGCGTCTCGGTTCCGCCTCCGAGGATTGCCGTCACAGTGTCCGCCGCGATCTCAGCCGCGCCGCTACCGTCGCCGACAATCAACGAGGGCAGTACGAAAGTCGCGAGTTGGGCTGACGAGGCCGGGCCGGAACCCCCAGCAGGGTTCGAGCCTGTAGACGGGTCGCCATACAAACCCATCGCGCGCAGCAGCATGTTGACCGCAATCCAGAACGGATTGATCAGTCCTCTGACCGCCGTTCGGTTGCCGCTCTGGTCCCATGTCCATCCCCACATTCCGTAGTCGATGGGGACCGTCATCTGGTGCTGGTCGGGTGTGCTCGGTTGAATCGTGGTGGACTTGACGATGCGGATCTCGCACGCCGCCGTGCCCGCTGCGTAGACGTTTGGCTCCCAGACCTGCGGCGATCCTTGCCCGAGCGAAAAGTAATCGTTGGTGGAAACCGCCGGGTCGCTGCCGTAGACGTACCGCAGACCGTATCCCGGCTGGTACTTCGTGATGTTCAGATTGCCGTTGACCTGAAGACCCTGCCAGAGATAGCCATCGACCATCGGAGCCACCACGTACCGGTAGCCGTCGGCATTCGTGACGACCATCGACGCCGTGAATCCGCCGAGAGGCCCGGCTCCGAGAATGCCAAGCGAGTCTGCATAGCCCGATTCATCGCGGTAGTCCACCATCATCGCGGTAGCCAGGAAAGCGAAGAGCGGATTGCCGCCGCTGTTGCACCAGATCTCCGGGAGCGCCAGCCCCCAGACGGTGTCCGAGATGATCGAGGTTGCCGTGACGGTGTTGCGGCCGAAGCCGAGAAAGCCCGTGGAATCGTCTTTGATGACGACGCCCTGCGGGTCGGCCTGGTGCCCGCCGAAGTATGGCGACATGCCATGCACCTGGCAACCGTTCGCCGATTCGAGGTAATAGTCGCAGGTTGTGGGATCGCCGCCCGCCGCCGTCACCGCCGCGCTGCTATGGCCTCGTGTGGCCCACGGGCAGTTGACGCCGTCGTTGTAGGTCTTCCAGCACTGGCGGCTCACCTGCCGCTCGGGGTACTGATTCATGATCTGGAAGAAGCCATCGGAGCACGTCACCGGAAAGACAGGCGTACCGTCGCTCGTGAAGTTCTGGATGACGCCCTTCCACAGTTGCAGCAGAATCCCGGAGTTGACGTGGTACAGGCAGAGGTCGATCTCGGCGTACTTCAGGTCCGTGTCGTTGGCGAGTTGCGTCATCACGCGGTCGCCGTTGCCGAACGTGAGGCGGACGTTGTCGGAGGTGCCCTTGATGTCCTGCGAGATCAGGACATCGGAACCGGACTCGCCGATTGCGATCAGGCGCGGCAGGTAGAGTTGGCCGCCCACCGTGACGCGCCGGTCCGAAAGACAAATGTCCGGCACCGCGGATTCGCGCACGCGGATATGGAGCAGCGGTACGATCTGCTGGACTTCCGAAAGCAGCGCCGTCGAGAGGCTACTCGACGGGAACCGCGTGCAAGTGGAACTGATCGTATAGGTGGGTGCTGCTGTCGGATCGACGACCTCGATGAAGTTCAGCCCGACCTGCACTGCGTTGCGCAAGTACTCGAACGAGATCGGCACCTGCTCGAACGTCACGAGCACGCTGCTGGTCGTTCCATCGGGGTTGGGGACGGTGTAGGTGAAGGCCTGCCACGGTCCCTGCATCGACTCCCAGAACGCTTTAAGCTGGTTCGCTTCCGTCCAGCCGAGGTTCGGGCGTTTGAGCTGAAACTTGCGCGGGCCGATCCCGACGTAATACCGCTGCTCCTGCTTGGCGTCGAGGCTGCCGAAGCGATGCACGATCACCGGGCGCTCGACGGAGAAGCCGAATGGGTACTGTGTCGTGAGAGGAAATGTCTGGCCCGAGTTGATCACCGTGGGGACGGTGATGCGACCGATGGTGTCGGACATGCTGTTGGGTTAAAGAGACAACTTCTCGCGGCGGTTTGGCGAGCGGCTTCCAAACAGAGAACTGCTTAAGGGATAGAATTCAATTGCGCCGCCCCTGCTGCACAGGAGTTGGCGAAGGAACGGTCACTTATGAGGCGGAGTTGCTCTTGTGGCGGCAGCAATGAGAATTGCATGTTTTGTTACGGCTCTGGCGTGATTGACGGTGCACGGGAAGTCCCATCGCTCGTTCCCCGGTCAGGCGTCCTCGGGTCTTCGGGAAGGAAGTCACGACCGCTAAAAGCCTGCCCTGTTTGTGGTGCTCGCGTCAGGCGTCTGGAGCGCCATTTGAACAAAGCCCACAACGGCCAAAACAAGGTGACGCCTTCACCGGAGGCATCAGCAACGACCGTCAGCACGGCGGTAACGGGCACATCGACGCGGCCAGTTTTGTCATCACCCAGTGTCCCCGCGCGCACGGCGGTTGCAGTACGCCATTCCGACAATCACCCGCAAGGCTTCACGGTCTGCTCACAATGCGGCGCACGGTTGCTTGAGAAGCACCTCCAGCGTCACTTCGACAAGGTGCATAGGGCCATGAAACAGCAGACGCTCAGGTCCCGCCTTCACGGTTCAGGCCGTGCCGAACCCAACAAGACTGCCGCGCCACCTGATCAACTGAAAAACGAGCTACTCCAGGAGAAGCTCAATCGCTCCATGGATGCCACGAGGGGCTACGCTCAAAGTTTCCGCGAGCACGGTCGCTACGGAAGCCATCCGTCTCATGACGATTACGATGAAGGTGCCCCATAGAGCCTTCAACTACGCCACCTCAACGAGTTCCAATCCCTGCACGTTCGTGCGCGCGATGTCCGTCGCCTGCGCCCAGTTGCCACGGAACGCCACCGTGACGCGCCCCTGCGTATTGCTGCCCGTCGGATCGTAGTTGCTCCCAATCTGCTGGCCGGACGTGACGTCGAACGGGTTGTAAAACACGAAGGGCGTCAGCCCGCCGTTCTGAGAGACCCAGAAGCTGTACAGCGCGGAGAGCAGCGATGAACTCAGTCGCTTGTTGAGCCGGAACGTCCGCCGCGAGGTTTGCGCGAGTTGCGAACGCTGGATGGTGCCATCGTGAAACTGGTTCTGGAGTTGAGCGTACTCGCACAGCTCCGAGAACGCTGTGCAGAGCGAAGCTGGCATCACCCCGTTTGGCGTGGACCCGATGAGATTGCCCGGCATCACGCCACCGTCAGTCCGGGCACCTGCATGTTGGCCGACTGCTGCGTGCGTCCGTAACTCGAATACTGCGCGGCCATCGCCTGATCCGTCACGAACTGCGGCGTCACGAACTGGCCGGTCATAAAGTTCGCGGCGTCACTGCCGCTGACGTTCATCGACAGGTATGTCGCGCCGGTGCCGCCCGACGTGTTCGGGCCTCCAGGCGTCGGGTAGGTTCCCGATGCGATCCCGCCGAGCGTCGGGATGTTCGAGGCGTATGTGTGAGCCTGTCCGTCCTGATAGCTGGCCTGCTGATAGAGGTTGCCTCCCTGCTCCACCAGGCTCCCGGCGTAGGGCGTTGTGGCCGACAGCGGCATCTTCTGCCCCGTGGCTTCCGAGTACAGCATCACAAGTTGGCGCACGCTCGGCGAACGCACAGCGACCGCGATATCGCCGCCGAACTGCGACTGCGCGATCTGGACGACCTGCTTGATCGTGCCGCTGTTCTGTGGAATGTCCACGCCGTAAATGCTCTTGATATCGTCGTGGGCCTTCCTCGGCGGCGACTCTATGCCCAGAAGTTTTTCAGTCATCCCGGCGGTGAACCCCGCAGCCGCTCCAATCGCGGCACCCCACGGCCCGCCGATCTGCTCGCCGATCAAGGCGCCTCCGGCTGTATCTTCAAGCGAGCCGGTCCACGTGCCACGTTGCGATCCGAACAGGCCGCTGGTCGCGAGCATCATCCCGGCGGCACCGGCTGCGGGAGACTTCGCAACGCCCTGCACGCCGCCCCAGAAGTTGCTGTCGGAAGCGTTCCACGCGTCCTGGTTCCAGACCGTGCCCTTCAGGTTAGAGAGCGCTTTCGTGACGCCGCCCTTGCCGAAGAGGCTGTAAAGACCCGACGTGCCGCCCTTGGAGTTCGAACCCAGAATCGTTGCGAGCGGGTTCATGCCGCCACTGGCATGCGCGCCCATCGGAAGGCTCATCATGTCGCCAACACTCGGGGTTGAAGTTGGAGCCGACCCGCCTGTGACGATTGACGGAAGCGACACTTCGCTATGGCCAGATAGGACTGGGACGCTCACTCCAGTGGACCCGGATACGGACACGGGTGCCGAGATCGACGGAACGGAGACGCCCGGTAGCCCGGCGGTTCCCCCGGCTAAGGACGGAGCCGCGATCCCCATACCTGCGGCGAGGATCGCCGTCAAACTAGCCATCACCGCGCTGTTCTGCATGGTCGCTGCCGTGTTCATGTCCGTGGACGCGCGCACCGGGTCTTTCGAGTCCTTCGATGCCCCGCGCAGCAAGCCGTTGATGCCACTCTTTCCGTCCGCCCCGTAGATGATCGGATGCAGCACATTCGCCGCCGCGCCGCTCAGCGTTTCGGTTATGGGCTTCAGCACCGCGGAATGGATCGTGTTCAGCAGGTCCTTGCCGAATTTCGCAGGCTTGGTGAAGAGAACGTCGATCAGCTTTTCAGCCTGTTTCTGCAAACCGTCGAATTGGGCCTGTAGCTCCTGCTCGCGCTTTTGCTGCATCTGCGCCTGCTTTTCGTCGAACTGATCCTGTGCCTGAGCCAGCGCAGTGAACAGATCCTTCTGCGCCTGCGCCGCCATTACCGTTCGCTTCGCCGCGTTCTCTTCTTTGGAAATCCGGGCCGCCTCAATCTCGGCTAACTGGACGGCCAGATCGATCTTGGTCTCATACGCCTGCCGCGCTGCTGCCTCTTCCTTTCGAGCCAACTCCTGTTGTCGTTGCGCCTGGGACATCGCTGCCGGGGTATCCGTGCCGGAAGTCAGTTCGGCCATGCGCGTCGCTCCAGCAGCGCGCCGCTTCAGTTCTTCGCGTTGCGCATCGACGCCGATGTCTTCGATCCGTTCCTGCGCCGCGAAGCCCTCTTCCCACTCCTTCATCTGCTCTTTCGAAGGCATCATGAGCGCGATCATCTTTTGCCGCTGTTCGGCTTCGTGCTTCGCGGCGTACTTCTCAAACTCCTCGTCGTTCTTCTTGTACAGGACATCCGCCTGCTGGTCCGCGGACTTCCGAATCGCGGCCACTTGAGACTCCGAGGCCTTCACCTTCTCGGCCTGCTTCAGAAGCTGGTCGCGCTGATAGTAGATTTTCTCGATGGCGGTTAGCTCGGCTTCATCGCCCTTCTTCTCGAATTCGGTCGCCTGCCGCTGCCACTCGTTGAGCTCCTTCGCGGCTTCCGTGCGGGCCTTGATATTCGCAATGGTCTGGCGTTCCTCGCCAATCTGTTTCAGAACCGGCGCGTTCACCGATGGCATGACGCCGGTCTTCAGTTGGGATTCAAGCTCGGCCAGCTTCTTCTCCGCTGTCTCCAACTGCTTACCGTTTTCGGTCGCCGCCTTCGCCGCCGCTACCATTTGATCGTTGCGCGCGATGGCTGCTTGTTCGTCAGAGTGCGCCTTGCGGGACATCGACGCGCCATATCCATAGCCTTCCGTTTCCCCCATCTCGATGTCGTCAGCCGTCGGTTTTCCGCCGAACAGCTTCTGCCCGAGGATCTTCCCAGGAAGCGTCATCATGTCCGAGGCAATGCCCAGCCATTTGAACGTGACGGAAACCGTAGCAGCCAGCGGCTCCTTGATGCTGCGGGTGAACCGTTCCCACGCCATTTCCACCTCGGTTACTTCGCGCTGGTATTCCGTGAAACGCTTTACATCGCCCTCGCTCGGGCCGTATCCCTTTTGGCGGGCGATGTCGAGATTTTCGGTAAGTTCCGCGATGACCGGGACAGCCTCTACGCCCGCGCGTTTGAAAAGCGCAAGTGCGGCCGCGTCGCGCTCAAAACCAGCGGGCAGCCGATTCAGACCCTCCGCGATCTCCTCCAGTACTTGCGCTGTCGGCTTCAGCGCGCCCGTGTGCGCGTCCACCATGGTGACGCCGATCCGTTGCAAGGTAGTGCGGGCTTTCTCGCCTTCCTTCGACGTATCGTCGGCGGCCTCCGACAGCCCGCGCATCATCCGCTCGAAGATCGTGGTGTCCTGGCCCGCCGCGCGCGCCGCAAAGCCAAACTGACCGACTTCCTTCGCGGTCAGGCCCGTCCGCAGTTCCACGTCCCGGATTCGCACTCCGTATTCGCCGAGGCTCTTAGCCGCCTCGAACCCGGCAAGAGCGATGCCGGTGAGGACGGTGACGCCGGCCGCAATCGCGCCGCCGAAGGGTCCCATGGCGGTCAAGAGGCTGGTGACCGCGCTCTTCGCTCCCGCGAGCGGGCTTTCGATGAACTGCTTGATCTTCTCGCCGAACCCTTCGAACTTCGCCTCCGACTCCATCTTCTTCTGCTCGGCGACCATCCTTTCGTAGGATTTGGTGATCGCGTCGATGGCCTGCGGCTCGCGGCTGTATCGCTGGAGAAGCTGGTCACGCTGACTGATCAGCTTCTCGACGCCGCTTTTGCCGTAGGTCTCGGCCTGCTTTTCGAGGGAGGCGATCAGTCGCTGGACACTTGTCCGGGTCTGATCTGAAATGCGGATCACCTTGCCGTGGGAAGACTCGGACTTCTTCTCGAAACTGTCGAGCGCGGTGTTGGCGCGTCCGACCGATTCGAGGACCGGCGTCTCTTCGGCTTCGAGAATTACGCGCTCTGCCTGATCTGCCATTTCACGCTGCCTTGAGCATCACGATGGGACGAGCCTGGAACGCCGCGAGGACGGCCTCGCGGTCATGCGGCGATACGCCCCACTGGCGCTCGCGGCGATTGTTGTAGAAGGCAATCTGCGAAGCCGTTTGGCTCCGGCCCGGAAGAGCTTCGTCGAGAAACCCGATTGCCGCGCGATTCTCGTTCGCAGTCAGGACCTTGAGGCACCGCAGAGTGTGTCCGCTCCACGTCCAGTCGCGGACGGGCCGGAGACCGCGCGCCGCCTTGTAATCCGGGTAGCCGCGTCGGCCCGACTGTCCCGGCTTCAGCGGTGCCGCCGCCTCGTCATAGATATTCTGGCCGCTCTGGATACGCGCCCGGATCGAGTCCGCCAGCACCTGCCCGAAGCCCTGCATCTCGGTGGCAGTGTACGGCGAATAAACGAAGCGAGCGCTCTTGATAACGGTTTGGAATCTGGCCATCGCGGGTGTGGTGACCCAAAGTTGGAATCCGCGGGAACCCTCCCCGCAACTCGGCCCATAATCAGGCACACGTTCATGCTGGTTCAAGCGTTTTGCGGCTTCGGTCTGACGACACGAATGACCTTAGATCGGATCTCTCGATCTCCTTCTCTGCCGATAACCACGCCATCTTCCCAATCAAAACTGTTGGCCGCCAGAACTTTTTCAATCGGGGTTTCCCAAGCGACAGAAAGGGCTTCGACGACTGCGAACGCAAGTGATTGAGGCGAAAGCTCAGGGTTCCTTATGGACATTAGCCTCTTGTTGGATGGCGGCCATTGTTCCACCGTCCCGGACTCTTCGTCCTTCATCCTCAATACAACGAGTGTGTTGCTGACGAAAACTGTATCTTCAAGAGTGTACGATTCGAGCCTGTTTGGTTCGGCGCCCAATAGCAGTCCGTCGACGATTACGGCTGCGTCAGGGAAGGAGTGCATGAGCGCAATCTCGGCTGCTGAAACCCATTTGCCACGATGGAGTGCAATGGGCAGGCCCTTCGTCGATCCCCCGCAATACCGTATGTTCTCCGCGCAGGCCAACTGCAACTCAGGACTGTTCCACAAGCTGGGCACGATCTCCGCCTGTTCGTCAGCCCACTGCTTCAAAACCGACTCTGACACAAGCGGCATTGCCGAGTCACGGGACGCTCGGAGGGGTCTTCCAGTGAGAATTCCGACGATCCCAGATAACCCATGCGCTCGCAATCCTCCGATGGTGACTACGCCAAGAAGATCCGTTAGCCGCCAGAAGCCCGCACGCATTCCAACGCTGATGCACGCACGGCCAACAACCTCACCGCCATCGCCGCGAAGCAAGCGCAAATTTGATGCTGCGCGCCCCAAAAGCTCCTGCACTTCGCTAGACTTAGCAGCGGGACTCAGCGGTGCCATTCTGGACAGCAGGCCTATGCCATCCATTACCTTCCAATCGTCTGCGGAGACTACTCTCTTGACACTGCCACAGTCGCAAATTGTTAGATCTACATCAATTGCAGGACACATTCCGCTGCAGAGTCCTTCTAGGGAGCGCGAGGTCCCAGTCCTTGCCCACAGAAGACCACCTTCCTCTTTAGGATCATTCACCAATCGAAGCTTGACGCTCGTGCCACCATCAATGAGTTGTTCGTCCTTGGTTGCTGGCCGAAGGATTGGGCGGCCGTCCAGACCGGCGCCGAATTCAAGAACGAGGGTGTCTTTGGCACCGAAATCGCAACGCCGCGTAGTCACCTGGACGTGGCTTGCGACCATGAAGACAGAAAAGAACCCAATGCCGTATTTTCCTGTGGCGTGCATCCCTGATGAAAGCAGCCCCGGCCACTCCTCCTGCATCACGGATGACCCCCAGAATGAGCCTCCGAAGTCAAGAAGAAAGTCTGTTATCACGCGCTGGGACATCCCTATTCCGTCGTCGGAAACCTCAAGCCACCAGTCGCCTGCGACGGATTTGGTAAGTGAAACGTTGATGCGACCAAATGCGGGATCGCGGCGTTCATAGATCCGGCGAGCCCGGACGGCGTCACAGGCGTTCTGGATCAACTCGCGAAGGGCTACTTCCGGTTTCTTGCCGTAAAGCTCCTCTCCACCAATACTCTTAATTAGATTTGGAAGATCGCCGACTCGCACACTGGCGTTGATCGGAAGCCAGCCGTCCGTCTGTACATAGGTGGCGAGTCGTTCTGGCAAGTCCACACCCGCCACACTTCTGGCCGCGAAACGCGGATAACGCGCGTCGGAAAAAAGTGCATCAATACTGCGCAGTTCCCGGTCGAGCGTGCGGAGAGCCTCAAGGCAATGCCACCATGAATCAGCTTCTGGCAAATGGAACACGCTTCCGCTGGTGAAGACCAGCGCATCCTCTCGAAGATACGGTTTGTTCAGCTTCTCTTGAAAGCGCCAGTGAGTTTCCGAAATTGACGAGAGGTCGCTGAACGACTTGAGAAACGCCGGCGCGCGCCGGCCGTCCAAGTGGGCGGCATCTGCGGATCGGAGGGCGCAGGCGATCTTCAGAGGATCGATAGTCCACGAGGGCGGGCACCAATGAGGTGCACCAATCGCACGGTTGAAAGTGCGGTCGACTTCCGCCAGCGACCACCAGTGGCTGTGCGCTATTCTACCAATAAGTCGCCCGAACGTCTGCCGGATTTCCGTGTCTTCGATGAGGAAAAGCGGAGCACCATCGCTCGCGGGATATGACAAAAATGCGAGTCGCTCAGCATTTTCAGCGTGAACCTGCCGAAGCAGGGAGAACAGTGCACGGTGCTGAATCCTTGGCTCTGGGTTATCTAGTTCCTGGTCTGTCGGGTCGCGATAATAGATTGCCTGATATTCAGAAAAGAGCAGGTCGGTCCAACGCGGATCTCTGTAGATTGCGACCAAGCCCCCCTCTGTTGCGGCAACTGACATCGCAAGGTCGTGCAGGAGGAACGCGCCTCCCATCACGAAGGCCTCGGCCGGAGTAAACGCAGAATTTGCCCCGGTAATCATGGAGGCAATCTCCCAGAGAGCGTCCATATGGCTCACATCATGAACTGTCAAGTCTGGAAGATCTCGCCGCACCTCGCCTGCTAAGTGTGCCGCTCGTTCTCGTAGGGCAAGAAAGCAGGTTCGGAGCCGCTCGCGCTCACTCGTGAACTGATCTCCGTCTTGGTGCTCCAGTGTAGTTTGCCAGATTCGGGATTTCGTGACTGTCGTTGGAAGAACGCCCATGGTTATTTCATACCTAGAAGATGTTCTGTCTTCTGAACATCACACCACCGTACCGCAACTGCAAAGTGTCCAGCGGGATTGCACCTCCGGTGAAGGACCGAAGGCACTGCGCTTTCTTCCTCCGGGGAAGTGCAGCGAAGGGTCCGCACGTTGGGTGGTGGACGATTTGGACCGAGGCGTCAGCAGTCCTTCGAGTATTCATTGGTTTCGGGGCGTCCTGTTCTCGCCGTCGCCGGCCGTGATATGTTCCTGCCGTTCGCCTTCGATCAGTTCCAGAACGCGGAATTCCTCCTCCGTGATGTCCGCCAGGGTAATCGTCAGGCCGATGTTCTTCGCGCTCAGGATGCGGAAGCATCGCCGCACGAGGCCACCGTTCGGTGTGTCCATCGCCTCTTCGAGCAGGTTCTTCGGGCACCCCGGCCCGTGGCCGACGTCGATGGCCTTCCAATCCGCACCGCAGGCGGGACAGCCGTCCAACTCCGTCTGCGCCGAGTAGCTGCATCGGCGGCAGCGGAAGACGCGGTCGGGACACTCTTCGTCAGGCCCACACAGCGCACCCTGGTGCAACACCGACCGAATCAGGAATCGCACGCCCGGGTCTTCCGGCCAGTCGCCGGGCGCGCCTATTCCGGGTCTTCATCAGCCTCGATAGCGAGTTGCGCGATCACCTCGGAAACCGCCGCCGACTTGTGAACAATCGGCACCGCACCGGTATAGCCGTCGTGCGAGATATGCAGCTTGTCGTAGAGCGCACCGCTCGGCTCCAGAAACGCCCGCGTCTCAATCGACCGCCGCGCAGCCACGACGCTGGTGGAAGCCCGCTCGTGGTCCTGCATCTCTTTCGCTGTCGGCATTCGCAGCACGTGAACCACGCGCGCGCCAGGGACCTTCATCTCGATCCTGTAATTGATCCCTTCGCGCTCGACGTTCGCCACGGCGCACCGCTCAACGCGGCCGATCACCATTCCCGCCTCGGCATCATCGAACTCCGGGCCGTCTTTGTCGGTGCGAATCTTCGCGAACAGTTCCGCGTTGATCTTCGGCAGGCCAAGGTCCTCGCTCTGCGACTTTCCGCGCCCGAGAAAATGCCGCACCGTGCGCTGCGCGCGCGCCCAATCACACCATTCCTGGTCAGATGGGAACCTGACCTCGCAGCGTTTCTCTCCGCCCGAGAGTATCGGCACCACCAGCGTTTTCGTTCCGTCAAAAAAGGGCTTCGTCGTCTCTTCCATCTCGTCCTCTCTTACTGGCAGATATGGCCAGTGGTGCTCAGAATCACGGCACTGAAGATGCCGTTCGTGTTGTTGTACATCGGCTCGCCGGTCACCGAGACCGTCACGATGCCATCCACATCGCCCAGTTCCACTACCTTGAACGCCATCTGCTGCCACGTCCCGGTGAAGGTGTCGTTCGATCCGTACGTTAGCCCCACAACGGCGGTGCCCGTGGTCAGCGCGAGCAACGTTGCGAGTTCCGTCGAACCGTGCTGGTAACGCGCCACGTAGGTAAACGTGGCCATGCGGTCGCCGACCTCGAAGCGGCCCTGCGTCGCATAGCCGTCCTGTAGCGTGACGCCGGGGAAGAAGCCGGGCCGGAAGTTGTTGTCCCAGCCCATATCGAGCGAAACGAAGTTCTTGCTCGCCACGTAATCGACACCGTTGATCGTCAGCGTGAGGCCGGGCGACTGCATTTCGTGCCAGGTCATCGGTGCGGGCATGGTGACGGCGCTCGGCGTCGTGTAAAGCCCGCTGTGCACCAGGTCCTCGGTGACGACCGCGCTCAGGCGTCCCGGACCCTGCTTGATGGCTAGCTTCCAGCCCTTCACGGCGCAGCCGGTGAAGAGTTGATCGAGAACCGCCGAGCCGCCGGGTCGGATCTGCTGCACGAACTGGAAGTAGGGAAGCTCCAGCCCTGTGGAGTTCGTCGCCGGATTGATGGGCGTGATGGTGTAGGTGTATGGCGCGGCCGAGCCGGTCACGACGACGCTGCCGAGACCGAAGCCCAGCGCATGCGCGAGGATCTCGCTCGAAGCGGGACGCTCGACCGTGTACGTACCGTTGTCGTAATGCGACTTCCACTGCTGGGTCGGGAACTCGTGGCCCTTGCCGATTTCCGTCCGGTCATCGTCGTTGACGACCTTCTGCGACCACGGCTTCTTGTTGAGGTTCGGCAGCCGCCAGTACGCGGGTGTGGTCGGAGCGGTCGAAATGCTCGCCTGGACCGCAAAGCCGAGACCAATGAGTAGTTCGTTCAGATTTGCCATTTCACTTTTCCTCTTCCGCCTGCTCGTGCTGGTGGGGTGCCTGTGCCACCGGTTGCTGAGTGACCGGTTCCTGAATCTGGACCTGGTGCCAACCGGCGACCATCAGCGGGACGAGATCCTTGTTCGGATCGGTCACCACAACTTCTTTCACATCGCCCGCGGGCGACTCCATGAAGATCTTGATCTGCATTGCGACCTCTTACGGGTTTTGAGATTCGATCAGGTTCGCCCGGACCTCGAAGTACTCAAACGTGGCTCCGTCCGCGCTGATCACGACCGTGTTGCGCTGCGCCGAGGGCAGGTAGAAATCCATCGGCTCGCAGTTGGCGTCAATCGGCGTGTGCAGCATGCTGAGACTTCCGCTCGACGGAACATCGTTGACGAGCCAGTTGAAGATGTCCTCGTAGCCGACGCTCGCGCTCTCGGGCGCGCGCAGGTACAACGAGAACTCGTGAACGAATACGAGAGCGCTGCCGAGCCTGCCGGGCCGCGTACCCTGCCACGCGATCAGGATCGAACCGGGCGGCATCGACAGGATCGCCAGCCGGATATTGTTCTCGGTCTGCTGCCCGAAGACACTGGCGTTCTCTGAGTAGTACTGGATGCGGCTGCCGTCACCGATCGCCGCGACCAGATTCGGCAGAGCTTGAAGCGCGGTCACCCATTCGCCGAGGATTGTTTTCGGATTGATCACGGAAGTGCGCAGTGGGTTGGTGGCCCCCCGTGCAGAGGGCATTTCGACGGGTCGCCGACTTACACGGCTAGGATTGGTAATCAGATCGCCGGTTAGATTCCGGAGGATGACTTCATCACAATCGCTCAATTATGGGCGGAATCTTTGTCTTCCAGATCGTCCCGCCCGATTCCACCCACTTCCATCCCAACCTGATACAGGGGAAGATAGCGCGACAAGATTCGGACCAAGCCAGCAGCGATCAGCGCTGAAATAGGTCCATCGTGTCCTGGGTGGAGAGCACATCTCTCAATTCAGGATCGGTATCCTGCGGCGGACGGACAGCTTCTATCTGACGATGTAAGTGGAATGTGCGGGCGTGAGCTCGTGTCAGCAAGTTGTCGTAGATCATCGGATGCAGCGTGGTCGCTGATCCAATTGTCGAGGGTTCCAGGCCGTCTTCCATTTTTGATCCGAGGATGTACGCTTCGACTTGGGTATGCCTATCGACGCAACCCGCAGCGCGAATCTCCTTGATGTAGTCTCGGGCTTGATCCATTTCCCCTTGGGTGAGATTGAATCCTCCGCGCTTCAACTCTACAATCAATACCTTTCGGTAGCCAAACGCCTCCCCATTCTCAGCGTAATGGTCAGCCGCGTAGGCACCGATTGATGATTCGGTCAGAGCGACAAAATCCGGTCTGTTCCTGGTCGCATCAGCGTCGGCTTTGCCGAAGAACTTCCGAATGACCTCAGCCATCCCCCGGTTGGATCGGAAATCGACAGCTTCGTATTCCGGCCCAAACATCCAGAGGCCCCTTTCAAAAAGCGGCTGAAGTTCGTGAACTTCGTCGGTCTTCCTATCATTGATGAGACCCTGCAATCTTGCGATTAGCGTTAGTCTTTCGCCCAGTTCGTTCAGGACCAAGGTGGCGCTGCTCGCTGTCCATCGCTGCATGATCGCATTCCACTCATCGAGATCGTCAGGCGAGCACAACGCGAGTTGCTTCAGAAGGTCGTACCCGGATCGGGTTTGTTCCAGCTTCGCGTAAATCGAAACGGTGCGAGATAGGTCCTGATCCGACAGGCGCGGGCACTGCTCCTGCACCTGTTCCACAAACTGCGCGACAATTTGCTTTGATTGCTCAGGCAATTCTCTCAGTAGCTGCCGATGCTCGTCCAGTGCGGCCTTTTTTCGTGCCTTCCGATCATCCGCCAAGGCTTCATAGAGTTTCTTTGTGATGTAGCTCCGAACGCTCTTGCTGACCACGTTAGATCGAGCTGTGGCATGAAAGCCGCTCCAATCTGCCTTCACCTCGTCACGAAGAATGTCGGCCCGGATGATGAAGCTAAACCTCTTAGCTTCGGACTTGCGCCCATCGAGAATACTGCCCTCACCATCAAGCCCTTCCCACGACGGCTCGCCTACCATTCGATCATTCACCCACCAAGTCAGACCTTTCAGCTTAGATGAACGATCTGCACTGGCAGAATCAAGGATGTAGACATCAACCTTGCCGTGGGGGCCCACCGTTATGCTGTCGGTTACAAGTTTTTGGAGATCGAACAATTGAACCGACCGACCATTCAAGAGGATCGAGAAGGACGGATCAACGATGAATCGCGTACCGATTACTTCCAAGATTTCAGCCTCGCTGAGAAGCCCCCTTATGAGCTCAGCAGAAACAATAGTGCCGGGCGCGTATTCCGGCGCATCTTCGTCCGCTGTAACGGAGCAACGAAAGGGGCTTTCGCCACCTTCAGTCAGGGAGACCTCTGCTATCAGGCGTCGCCCTTCTTTTCGAGTCTCTACCGCATATCGATCAGAGAAACAGAAGGCGGCATGGCGACCTTTCCCGTTGCGTCCAAAGGCAGTTCGCTGGCGTTTGGGGACACCCGGTGGAAACTCAACACTCGCGCCTTGCTCCTTCAATCGGTCGTAGGACAAAGTTCTCCAACGCCGGTTAAATTCGTCGTCCGTCATACCGGTTCCGTTGTCAGCTATTGCGAACGGACCGACCTTGTCATCCGGCCAAGTGATGTCTACCGCCGTTGCGCCCGCATCATACGCATTCGCGATGAGTTCAGTGATCGCTGTCTTGGGATCGGTAATGATGTGGCCGGCATGGTCCCGAAGGAAGTTCGGGCTGAACGAAAACGGCAACTCTAGGTTTTGGTCGATGTACCTTTTGCGGTCCATTTCTGATGTTCCGACGCACTTTTTTCCACGCTCCAGCATACGACAAACGCGTTGGTAATTGTTTAGGCGGCCGGGGCGTGCTCTGATATCTCGGGAGGCCCCACGAGAGGCTTCGTATTCATCGAGGCAAAATCGAGCGCTCCGGTGAACTTGCTACTTGGCCGTATCACGACCAAAAAACCGTCGACCCGACGTGTCAACCCGCGCGCTGCAACAGCGCGAGGGCGATCATCCCGTAGGCATCGGGCTGGCGCACGGTAGTCACTGTGTACTGCGCGCCCCACGCGGTTACCCAGTCGCCCTTTACCGGGGGATTCGAGAAGTCGGCGGGGTTCACCGAGATCTCCTCGAAGTTCGCCAGCGCGCCCGACTCCTCGCGTACGCGGGCGTGCCGGACTGCGGTGATAGTCAGTGGATCGCCCACCGCAGTTCCGGCCTGCACCGGCTGATACACGACTGGCTCGCCGAACGTCTGCTGCATGACGACGTTCGCCGCCGCGTCTATTGCGGACCAACTGGACATCAGGGGTTACCCGAGCGTGATGATGCTGTAGTATGCGGTCACGACCAGCGAACCGTTGCCCGTGGCGAACGCAGCCGTCCCATTGGTGATATCGATGCCGGTCGCTGCGGGCGGCTGGTAAGCAGCCGAAGGAGGAGCCAGCACGTTGACGCTTGCGGTACCGCTGTTCACGGTCGCCGCGGCGAGGTTGCCCGCATGCGGATTGATGCTGGTTCCGTGATACTGGAACGTCACCGCGCCGCCTCCAGTGAAGTTCGTTCCGCCCGGCTTAGTCTGAATCACGAACTGATCGGGCACCACGACCTGGCCCGCAAGCGGCGCGGGAATGATATTCACCGGCGTGCCGTTCATGGCCTCGATCTGCGCGGCGGTCAATAAGACCGTGATCTTCTGCAATAGGCCGGGGTCCATGTCGGACGAAGACACCAGACCGATGGAGCAGACATTCAATCGGACACGGACGGTCGGATCGCCCGTCAGTCCGCCCAGCGCATTGACTCCGCTGGCCTGAACGAGGTCGGCGACTCCGATCTCGCGGTTTCCGAAAGTCGTGGATGGCGATGCGGGTGGAGCGGACGTAGCCACGTAGTTGACGTTGTCCCAGTAAACCTTGTCGCCGGGATTGAACGTGCTGCCGTCCTTCGCAAGGTCGTAAACGCCCCACGTGACGATCTCCAGAGATGCGCCGGAAGCCGCGTTGAATACAGCGACGCCGAAGATGTTTCCAGCGACAACGCCCTGGCCGGTAACGACGGTGTAGGGCGCGGTGACGGTGAGGGTTTCCCCCCGATGTACGTAATTCTGCATGGTATGTTCTCCTTTTTCCTGTTGAGGTCTCTACACGCCCGCGCTCTTTTGCAGGCCGCGATAATCGATTGCCGCCGCGCCAAAGTCCATGCGCGCCTTGATCTCGACGCCGTCCACTTCGAAGCCTTGCCGGGTCTCGATGTACACGCCCTGCTGGCCTTCGAGGTAGCAGTATTCCAGCGTGTCGATCAGCGCGGGATCGGTGAACAGGAACCAGTTGGTCGCGGTGCCGGTTGAGTTATCGAGACGCGGCTCCACAACCGGGACCAGCGAACGGACCCACTCCGGCACGACCTTTGTCTGGTCCGACGAGGCAATGTTGATCGGGAAGATCAACTGAAGGGCGTAAGTTTCAAGCGACGGAGGCACCGCCATGAAGCGCGGGATCAGGTCGAGCGGGGTCCCCTGCGGAGCCTTCTGGAGCCGCATCTGCACGCGGGCCTTCGCCAGCGCGGTCAGCGGAGCAGAACTACCCACGGTGGGATCGATGCTGCTGGCCACGCCGCTGAGCAGGTTGCTGTGCGCGGTGTGGAAGATCGCTTTGCCGTCGAGCGTCATCACGGGGTTGCTGGTGATCAGGCCCCACACCGTGTTCGATTCGAGTTGCGCGGCCGCCACGCCCAGAATCGCGGGGATGCGTGTCATGGCCTGGAGATCGTCGTTGATGATTACTTTGCGCGTGATGGCCACGACCTCGCCGAAAGTCTGGAGCGAGTAGTTCGTGTTCATGTCGGTCAGGTTCGCCCGGTGAAATTCGCCCTTTTCATTCAGCTGCTGAAGGGCCGGGGCGTCGCTCAACTGAACGCGATTGATCGGCTTGAAGTCGGGCGCGGTCACCTGGCGGCAGAAGGGCTGGAAGGTGCGCGGATACGCCTCGTAAGCCTGTCGCAGCGTCTTGTTGGCGACGTTCGCCAGAATCGCGGGGAAGTCCGAAGTCGATTCGGCGCCTCCGCCGAAGAACTCCGCTCCACGGCTCGGAGCCTGCAACGCCAGTTCGGCGATCCGGTTCTTGTTCATCCCCCGGTGGTTGATGCCGCGAAGTTCGAGGGACTCGCGGGCCATCTCCATGAGCGACAAGCCGACATACTCGCGCCCCAACTCCTCGGCGCGGCGCTGATGATCCAGGCCGCATCCGGCCAGCAGTTCTCCGGTCTTCGGATGCTTTGCCAGGAAGAACTTCGGGTCGTGGCGCAGCAGCATGGCGCTCTGCATCGCGGCCAGCCGGGTTTCCCCGCCATCGCGGGTGACGCTCAGCTCGCTGCGAATGGGCCGGTCTTCGCCGCCGGTGGTTTGCTGTCCCTTCGCGCTCAGCGCCGCGAATGCTTCGACGCTGAACTGGTCCGCCGTCTTGCCGTCGGAGATTGCTTTGCGGACAAAGTCGTCTCCGAGAATCGATTTGAAGCGAGTGGCGCGGTGTTCGATTTCAACGATGCGCTCTCGCTCCAGCTTCACTGCCTCGCCGCGCGCTGCGACGAGTGCCTGTTCGTTCACACGGGCTTCGGTGCCCGCCGTCTGTGTGGTGCTTTCTGCCATGGCAGGTTTCTCCTTTTGTGGGCTTGAGGCCCGTGCTGCTTGCCCGTCGGTGGTCTTTGTGGACAAAGCCTCGGCGGACAAAAACGTTGTGTTGAAATCGGCGGGGACCGGGACGACGGATATCTCGAACGGTTCCCAATCGGTCGCCGTGAACATGCCGATCTCGTTCGGGTTGCTGTAGGGCGGCTTGCCTTCCGTCTGAGCCTGGACCGTCGTTTTCTCGCGGCTGTAAATCCACGCTCCGAAGCTTAGGTTCTGGACGATCCCGCTCGACACCTTGCGGAACAACTCAGCGCCGTCTTCGTCGCCGAGATCGAACTTCAGGGTGGCCATCCCGTTCGCGCCGTCGGCCCACGCCTTATTTACGACGCCGACCTGCGCCTTGGTGCCTGCCTTCCCGGCGATCACGGACTTGTAATCGTCGCCGGTGAAGTGGGTGTCGAATATGGGCGCGCCCGCATTCAGGCGGTCGAGGCGCGCCCCGCCCATGTCGAGCGTGAGCATGTACGGATCGCCGGTGTCGGGATCTTTCCTCGGAACCTGCGCGCCGGTGTACCAGACGACATCAATCGTGCCGTCCTTCTCGTTCGCCGTACTGGCGACGGGCTTTGCATCGGACGCGGCGAAAAACTCAAGCGCCTGATCTGCTTTCATGTCAACCTCTTTTCTGCGGGCGTTTCTACGAACGATAAATTCGGGAAGGCGAATCCCAGGACCGCGAAGCAGGCGTCCCCGAGAACAACTCCGCGATAACCTCGGCATCCGCGTTCGAAACGCCGGGGACCTTCGAACCGGGCATAGTGGGCTTCGAACTCGGAGTGCGCTCGTCGGTTGCGGCGGGCTGCTCCTGGCCGCGATCCGTCACGTTGCGCGGGTCGCAATCCAGAATGATTTCGAGCTTGTCGAGAATCTTGTTGATGCGCGCGATCTTCTGTAACCGCTCTTCCGGGTCGTATCCGTTGCGCGAGATCGCCTCGAACAGATCGAGCGTCCCGGTCCTGATCATCTTCAGTTCCGCGGCCGCGTCCTTCACCGGATCGACGCTCTCGAACTTCGGCGCGGTCCACTGCACCGCATGGACGGCGATCTTCGGATCATCGAGCGCCTTCTGCGGGATCTTCCCCTGAAGGATCAACGTATCCACGAAGCGACGCCACACGGGCATGCAGAACAGCGGGATCAGAGTGAGCCAGCGGTACGCCTCCACCGTGTTGCGGAACCCCAGCATGCCGCCGCGCCACGAGGAGTAATTCACCTGCGACATATCGCCGGTGCCGAGCTCGTACGGCAGGCCGATGCCAGCCATGATTCCCTGCAACTCGGTCATCTTGTACTCGCGGTAACCGCCTGCCGCCGGAGGATTGTTGAACTTGATCTCCTGTCCCGGCTTCAGGTACTCGACCATCCCCGGCTGAAACGTTTCGACGGGCGCTTTCGTGACCGGGTCGGTGCCGGAAATGCCGAGCGGATCGCCCTCGATGCCTTCCGGTTGCTGCACGAACGCGGTGACGCAGGCCTCCACTTTCTTGCGCACCCGTTCCGCGTCGCAGTAATCGTCGAGGTCCCGGAGCGCCATCATCACGGGCGAAAGCCACGGAACGCCTCGCACCTGGCCGGGCCGGAGCACGCGATAGACGTGCATGATCTGATCGGCCGGCACGGGCTGGCTGATGATTCCGCCGCGCGGATTCAGGATCAGAACACCGCCCGGGTGATAACTGAACAGCCAGTAGGCTGCGCGTCTGCCTAATTCGTCGAACTGAACGCCCTCCATGACGTGGCCGTTGATCAGCCCCATGGTTCGGGACTGGTCCAGGAAATCTGCCTCCAGCATTTGAAGCTGAAGAGGAACGCGAAGATTAGAGGAGGTAAGACGCGGGCGGAACCGCACCAGCGCTTCGCCGCTTTCCGCCATCGTTCGGACCGCCAGCGTCTGCATCCCAAAGAAATCCAGGCGCTGTGGCGTGTCGCAGGCATCCGCGAAGAAAGGCCACTCGGCGTCGATGATCTTGTCGATTGCAACACTGCCGGTCTTCGCCTTCGGAACGATCCCGGTCCCGACTACATTCCCGGCCAACTCTTCAATCGCCCGCGCCGCGTACGGGTTGTTGCGGATCAGATCGCGGCTCCGGTTTCGAAGCCAGATGAGCGATCCCATCAACTCGACGTTGGCGTCCGTCGAGGCGGCGTACCAGCCATGCGCGCGTCGCCCTGCGGTTGCTCCGTCGTAGCTGAACCGTTGCGCGTGCCGATCCAGATAGTCCTGGGTCAGTTCCAGCGCCACGCGGCTCCGCACTCGTTGCAACGCGCGCCGTGGCGCAACAAGGCCGATGGCTTTGTCGAGAAAATTCATCGCTCTGAAGGCCGAGCACTCGGACTCGCTGGTACTTTGGAAATTGGCATGGCCCTAGATCTTGACCTTTTTGTTGAGCGACGCCCTTATGCCTACCACCTCACTGGCGAGGAGAACTTCCGGCTAATGAGAACTTCCCGCGCTATTCGCAGCGCCGCAGAAATGATTGAAAGCGCTGGGTGCAGCGGTTCATTGAGAGTGCGTCGGCGTAAGCATGCTCCGATTCAAATTACGGGCACAAAGGCGTTCTTAAGAGACCAAGACCCGCTTCACGAAGGAGAAATCAGGTTCGAGGGTGGATGGAAGATGGCTGACTTGGTCGAAGAGTTGAACCGACACGTATTCTTTTGGCCGGGAACCGTTGAAAAGCCCAACGGCTATGGCATTCGCCACTTCGGGCTGTATTCAAAATCTGAGAAACCCGTAATCCTTAGGGTGCCCACGGCATCACTTCTAAGCTGCAACCCGCGTCTGAAACCTCATTTCTGTCGATTCAACTCAGGCTCGCCCCGCTGCGTTGGTGGCAAGAAATCGCCTCGTGGTCCCGATACATTCCTGCCTGCGGATCGGTTTCCCGGAACGTCATCCGACGTCGCGGAATTAACATTCAGGGGAGCAGTTCAATTGCCTGCTCTGACGGAATATGCATCTACGCCCTATGGCCCGTGGACGCGATTCATCGAGACCCAACGCTGACCAAGTAAGCCATCACCAACGGTCGTAAAGCGATGGACCACCCGGACCGTCTCCGCGTTTGTGCTGCGCGAGTGTCGTGCGGCTCCCGCTCTTGCCGCTGGCCTGGCGGATGTCCTCTTCGATCTCGGCTTTCGCCTTTCGGAGTTCGTCAACGGATCGGTACGTCACCTCGCGCCCGTCCGGGAACCTTACCTTCAACGTGGGATTCCCGAGGGCCTGGTTGATCGCGTCCAGATTCGACTGCAACTGTGGAACTGTCAAAGCCATGTCATCTGCCTCCAAACCAATTGCGGCGCGGTATCCATTGCTCCGCGCGCTCGAACGGCGCAGGGATGCGCACTTCGTTTTCCTGCGGTTCCGCTGGCTCCGGGGGCGGAACATTCGCCGCGACCACCGTCGGCGGAATCGTCTTCGCCCCCTTGCGCCGCGAGCCAGCCATCTTCGCGAAGCGGTCGCAGTGGACGCCCAGCTTCAAACCGCTGGCGTAGAGCGCCTGCAACGCGGCATAGGCATACACGCGGCAATCGAGGGCTTCGTTCCGCGCGGCGGGAGGCTTCCGCCATTCCTGCTTCGGATAGCCGTTGTGATAGCGCGTGAACTTCCGCTCGGCGGTGAGTTGATCGAAGTACTCCTGATCGCGGCCAATCGGGAAGTGGCAGTATCCCGGCCCGACTTCCCCGATCTTCAGCCGGTCATAAAGCGCGGTCTTCGCGGCGTCCACGCCGACCATGAAGAAAGGCGTCTGGTTCTTCCGGCTCGGCTTGCGAGGCCAGATCGGAGACTCGCCCGCGCGTCCCTTCACTGCGTATACCCGGCGCGCATAACGGTCGCGCGTGAACCGCAGCACCGTCCCATCCTTGAACCCGCAATCGATGCACGCGGCCACGATCCGCAGCGTCTGACCGGAGTCGTGCAGATGCTCGGCAAGGAGCAAGCCTTCGAGGTGATCCCACACCTCGTTGCGCATCACGTCGCCGGGGATCACGTGGTGTGCAATCGACCAGGACTCCTCGTCGCGGCCCCAGCCGACGATCTCGACTTCGAGGCGGTCGGCCTGAACATCGACACCCGCCGTGATCAACGCCACGCCGTCAGGCGCCTCCGCTTCAAATGGCTCGCAGCGATTCCACAATGCCCGCGCGTCGGTCGGCACTTCGTGGTTCTCTTCCCACAGTTCCGCGAGGACCGTGTTCATGAACGCCTTGAGCGTCTCGGGCGACTTCTTTGCCGCGACGAACTCGGTCGCAATCGAACCCCACGGGCGCTTCAGCGAGATCAACTGCGAGATGCGGAAGCCCGGAATCTTTGAGCAAGGGTTCTGCGCGCGGTACTCACCGCGCTCGACCATCCACGCTTTCTGGTGAGGAGGAATCAACTCGCGGCAACCGGCGCACCGGTACATCGCCTCCTCGGGCAGGTCCTCGGGCCACACCAGACCCGGCCCGGTTCCGTCGCCCAGCACCAGCACCTGATAGTGACCGCACTTCGGGCACGGCACGAAGAAGTCGCGCTGGTCGCTTTCCTTCCACGCCTGCTCGATCCGGCTGATGCCTTTGATCGTCGGCGTCGAAGCCATGACGATCTTCGTGTTGTGCTGGAACTCAGCCGTGCGCTGGATGGCGAGGGAAACCGGATCTCCTTCGGTGCCTGCGCTGGCCGGGTACCGGTCCACCTCATCGAGCAGCGCATAACGGATCGGCCGCATCGCCAAACCCGACGGCGAGATCGCCCCGGTGAAGGTGATGTGCCCAGCGCCATTGACGAACACCTTGTGCAGCGTCGTGTTGTTGGAGTCGCGCGACTTGACGGGCGCGATCTTCCCGCGCAGCACAGGCGTGCTCCGAAACATGGGGGCCACGCGATCCTTCGAGAGCGCCTTGGCATCCTCGGTGCGCGGCTCGACCACCAGTACCGGGCCCGGATCTACATCGGCGATGAAACCGAGGAAGTTCAGCAGGACCTCGGTCTTCATCATCTGAGCCGCCGACAGCAACACTACCTGGCGGCACGGATGGCCGGGGCTGAGCACATCCATCGGCTCGCGCTGATAGGAGCGAGTGCGCCACTGACCCCGCTCGGCGGACGCACCGCCCGTGAGCACGCGGTTCTCGTCGGCCCACTGCGAAACCAGGATGTCTCGCGGCGGCAGCATCGCCGCTGCTCCGACTTCGTGAATAGAGAGTGGCGTCATCTTTAAAGACCCGCGTCCGCGACTGACTTACTCACCTTCCGCAGCACTGCTGCGACCTCGGCGGCCAGCATCCGATGAATCGCTTTCTCGTCATCGACGGCGGCGAGCATCGGCGACACACGATCCGGCATGGCCATCAGCCCGTCCTTGACGATGGACGAAAAGGTCGCGGCGTACTCGGAGGCGCGCACTGCCGGGATCAGTTTGCCCGCGCGCTCCTCGTATTCCAGTTGGGCGGTTCGTGCAGCGAAGCTCTCTTTGACTGCGCGCGCCCGCAGGTACGCGGTAACCGGATCTCCCGATCCAACCGTTGCCTCATGCACCGACGGGAGGCGATCAGACGATGCGGCGTTCGCCTTATGGATCGTCTGGCCCGCGAACGTGTTCTTCGCCCAGTCCTGATTGGCGCGTTCGGGGTCGATGGTCCCGTCCGCGAGCGTCGTGATCCGCTTGCTGGAGATCGCCTTCTGGACGGCGGTCAGGCTGCATCCGCGCATCCGTGCGTAAGCCCTGAGAGAGACGCCCATTTTTTCCTGAAGAATTGACTTGCCTTCCGGGCGCACCGGAGTGATGAATCGTGGTGCGGAGACACCGCACAAGCTACTGAGCGAAAAGGACTAAAGCCAAATGAAGACCAACGAAGCCATCGAAACCACAGAGACCGCCGCCGTTGCGGAACAGGGCGCGCACGTCGCGCCGGAGAAGGCCCCCTCGAAGAAGGGTGCCAGCCAGAAGAAGGACGCGCCCAAGGGCCAGAAGACCGCCAAGGGTGCCAAAGCCAAGGCAGCAGCCCCGAAGAAGGCGGCAGTCCCGAAGAAAGTCGCTGCGCCGAAGAAGGAAGCCAAAGCCACGAAGAAGGCTGCCAAGCCCGCCCGCGCGAAAGAAGCCAGCGCACCGCGCGCCGAGAGTAAGGGCGCGATGATTATGGCCCTGATCGGACGAGCCAAGGGCGCAACCCTCGCCGAGATCATGACCGCAACAGGCTGGCAGAAGCATAGCGTGCGCGGGTTCATTTCCATCGCCGGTAAGAAGCAGGACATCAAGATCGAGTCCTCGAAGAACGAGGCTGGCGACCGGCTCTACAAGATCGTCAAGTAGAAACTGCCCACCTGCCTCACCCCAAGCCGCCTCGAAAGGGGCGGCTTTTCTTTATGGGCTGAGCCTCGAAATCATCCGCAACTCCGCCGACCAGTTCCGCGAGGGCCAGGCAGAGTCCCCGAAGGTCCGGGTTCCCCGCGCGGATCTCTGCCTCGATTGCCGCAAGCTCCTTGTGGCACCGTTCGATTCATGCGGCATTCTTCAGCCGCCCCGCCGCTACATCGTCGAAGGTTCCGCCGCCATCGAGAAGCGCTTTCTCACCCGTGTACTCTTGCCAGCGCCGGATAATCACATCGCAGTACCTCGGCTCCGACTCAATCAGCCGCGCCTGCCGCCGCGATTTCTCGCACGCGATCAGCGTAGTGCCGGACCCGCCGAAGACATCGAGAATCGTGTCGCAAGTCTTGCTGCTGTTGCGCAGCGCCCGCTCGACCAGTTCGACCGGCTTCATCGTCGGGTGTTCGAGGTTCGCCATGGGCCGCTTGATGAACCACACGTCGCCCTGGTCCCGCGCGCCGCACCAGAAGTGATCGGTCCCGTTGCGCCAGCCGTAAAGGATCGGCTCGTACATGCGCTGGTAGTCCGAGCGGCCCAAGGTGAAGTGGTGCTTTGCCCAGATTACGAACGTCGACCAGTGGCCTCCGGCGTCCGTGAACGCCCGGAAGAGCGTGTGCAGTTCCGACGAGGACATGCAGATGTAGATCGCTCCCTTGGTAACCGCCAGCACGTTCGTGCACGCTTCGCGAAGGAAGTCATAGAACTTCCCGCCCAGCGCGTCGTTGCCAATCTTGAGCTTCTTCGCGGTCTTGCCAACGTAATCGACGTTGTAGGGCGGGTCCGTGAAGACCATGTCCGCGAGGCCGCCCGCCAGAACCGTTTGAATCGCATCCATGCTGGTCGCGTCGCCGCACAGCAAACGATGGTCGCCCAGCACCCACACATCACCCGGAACGGTGATGGCCGTCTCCTGCTCGTCGGGAACGGCGTCCTCGTCCGTCACTCCATCGCGCGTCTCTTCCGGATCGCGCAGCAGGTCTTCGAGTTCCTCGTCGGTGAATCCGACGATGTCGAGGTCGAAACCGTCTTCCTGAAGCGACGCCAGTTCGACCCGAAGCATCTCTTCATCCCAACCGGCATCCAGCGCGAGCCTGTTGTCCGCGAGCACCAGCGCGCGACGTTGCGCCTCGGTCAGGTGATCGAGAACGATGACCGGGACCTCGGTCATCTTCAGCCTCCGGGCTGCCGCAAGCCGTGCGTGGCCGGCGATGATTGTACCGTCCGCAGCGACAAGGATCGGGTTCGTCCATCCAAATTCGCGGATCGACGCGGCGACCTGCGCCACCTGTTGGTCGGTATGGGTGCGCGCGTTTCGGATGTAGGGCAGCAGCCTGTCGATGGACCAGACCTGAACCTGCAACCGGGAGAGATCGATCATCATCACGCTGCCTTCCGCTCCTCGATCACGCCGCGATCTTCCGCAACCTCGCGGAGCGTCTGTCCCGTCGCGGCCAGCACCGGCTCGTCGCCGGTGAGTTCCTGCATCCGGCGCAGGATCACGTCGCAGTAGGCAGGGGAGAGTTCAACCCCGAAGCCAATCCGCCCGAGCACGTGCGCTGCGGCCATCGTCGTTCCGCTTCCCATGAACCCGTCGAAAATGGAATCGCCTTCGTCCGAGAACGCCTTCACGAAGAACTCGACCAGCGCGCGCGGGAACGGAGCGGAGTGCGATCCCTGACTGCCTTCAGCCTTGGCCTCGATCACATTGCTCGGCCATGCGATGCCCGTGGTCTTCTCGGCACCGCAACCGAGAAGGCCCGAGCCGCTCGGCGCAGAGGGATTGCCCGGCGCGTACACCACGACGTTTTCGGACTCGTGGCCAGCGCCCTTCGGCCGGAACTTGATCTCCTTGTTGCGGCAGAAGTGAAACACCGGCTCCCAGGCGTTCTTCAGTCGGTTGGGCCACTTGCCCGGCACGCCGTTCGCGGTGTTCCTCCAGCAGAACTCATCGACGAAACGCCAGCCCCACTCCCGCTTGTGGGCCAGCACCAGATCCTTCACGTAGAGGCTGCGTTCGCCGTCCTCCGAATGCTCTTTGATGTTCAGGAAGTACGAGCCGTCGGGAGCCAGCACCGACTCGATGTTACGTGCGACCTCGCCGAACCACGCCACGTACTCATCGGGAGGGATGGGCTGGAAGCCGCTTGAGGGATCGTAAGTGCGCTGCGAGGCATAGGGCGGTGAGGTGATCGCTACGTTCACTCGCGCGCCATCGAGCAGCCGCGACAACGTGGCAGCATCCCGGCAGTCTCCGCAGATCAGACGGTGCCGTCCGATCACCCACACGTCGCCGGGACGCGACACCGGGTTGACGGGCGTTTCTGGAATCTCATCCTCGCCCGCGTCTCCTTCACCGGCAAGGGCGTGGTCCGCCAGCAGGATGCGAAGTTCCTCGTCGGAGAACCCGACCAAGTCCAGATCGAAGCCGTCCTCCTGGAGCGCAGCGACTTCCGAGCGCAGCATTTCTTCGTCCCAGCCCGCGTTTAGCGCCAGCTTGTTGTCGGCAATGACCAGTGCGCGCTTCTGCGCTGGCGTCAGGTGGGCCAGCACGATGACCGGGACTTCCTCCATCCCCAGCTTCCGGGCAGCGAGAAGTCGTGCATGCCCGGCGATGACGACGCCGTCGCCGTCCACCAGAATGGGATTCGTCCAGCCGAACTCCCGGATACTGGCGGCTACTTGGGCGACCTGCTCGTCCGAATGCGTCCGCGAGTTGCGGGCGTGGGGCAGGAGCGCGCGGACTGACCGGAGCTCGATCTTGGTGGGGAGATGCATTCGATTTCGAGGGGTGACAACCCGGCCTGACAACCTGCCTAAGCCCAACTAACTACGCAAGCTGCGCTATATTTCTACCCGCGGCCCGCACCTTCAAAAACAGGTCCCTGAAATCGTGGCAGCGGCGACCGGTGGTAGCAGGGGAAACTCCTTTCGCACCCGTAGCGCCCACGAGGCCCGTGTTGCGCCGTCAGGCTCCGGGTTGGCCATGGGCACCACCTTCCGGCGCGGTCGCACGTCGGGGCGACTGAACGCACCCCTTGCCCTCGCGAGATACCGTCCACCGACCTGCCGTCGCTCGCTCTTCATGATCTTGTGCAGTCCATCGCCACCTGGGAGGAAGGCGGCGCGCGTTATGCAGGAGAACGGTCGTCCGGTTTGAGCGGCAGGTCGTCCGCCATCTTCAGCCCGATGCTCGCGATCTTTCTGTTGACCGTGTTCGCTTCGGTGTACGCCGCCTTCGCCGACTCCTGCACTTCAGCGATCTTTGCCAACTCGGTGACGCGATGCTGCGCCGTCGTCAGTTCCGTCTTATGCGTGGACTCGACCAGCCAGCGGTGATCCCTGTTGTCGGTGAACGCTTTCCACGCGAAGCTCGCCAGCAGAGACAGAAAGCCGAACACCGATGTAATCAGCGTGGCGTAGATGGCATGGGTGGCTAAGTCGTTCTGCGAACTCACCCGCGCCAGCGCGTCCTCCTGAAGCCTCGCGGCAATGACCGCGTTGATAACAGCGTCCTGCGCAGCGACGGCATTGACCGCAGCAGTCTCCCTGGCGGACTGGACATCACTCTGCCGCTGCACCGCCGCGCCCGCCTGCTGCTTGCCCGAAGCACTGGCGGCGGCACTTAGCTTTGCGATGGAAGCGGAAAGTGCAACCCGGTCCTTTTGTGCAGCCGCGAGCGCAGCCTGAGTTTGATTCAACTGCTCGCGCAGATCGGTTTCGACCTTCGTCGGTCCTGCTCCCCGGAGGATCGTCGTTCCGAGAACTGCGATCAACAGCCATCGAACTTTCAT